TAACAGCATTAATTCCTACCTCAATAGGAGAATATTTAGTGTGCCTAATACTATAAGAGTTTAATGCACCACTTTGAAATTCTATGTATCTATCTCCATATTCTACCCTACCAGAAAATAATTTATTACCAGTATAATTGATAAAAGGATCGTTAGAATTTCCTATTAAATTAACAGAGAGGCTAGCTCTTATTGGTTGTGATGCTAAATAATTTATACCAGAATCATCTATTGCAAACGAAGGAGTTATATTCGTATCGTAAGTTAAATTCAAACTAGTTATACCAGAAACCATCATACCATCTATAAAAAGATTTTGATTAGAAATATTAGAGTACATGTATTATAATTTACACTTATAGTGTAATAATAAAGAAGGTAAAAGGTTTATGGCTAGTATAAATGACACAATAACAGGTTGGCGTCCACAGGTTGTATATCCAAAATATGGTATAGCCTCTGGGGAATATAGTAGATATTATTATTCTTTAAAAGATAATAATTTAAATAATGATCCAATTTCAAGTCTAAATGGTTTTTGGGATGGATATGTAGTTATTAATGGTAATTATATACCAGATTTTTATTGGAAACCATCATATTCTACCGTAGTACAAGCATCTCCAAGAATCAACAGGGTTAAATTTGGAAATGGATATGAGCAAAGAATACCAGACGGAATGAATACTGATCTTATAACTTTAAATCTAGAATTCGCTAATAGAAAAGAAAGTGAAGCTGTGGCTATTTTGCATTTCTTAGATCAAATGAATGGGCAAATATCTTTTATATATAATGTTCCAACTATTTATAATAAAAATTCTTTTAATACGAGATTTGTTTGTCCGAGTTGGGAAACAACCTATAATTTTTATCAAAATTATTCAATTAAAGCTACTTTTGAGGAAGTAATAGCCTAATATGCCACTTAACGCAACAAATACTTTTAATACAATCGCTTCTGGTATTAAAAATTTTAATACAGAAGTAGGCAGTTTAACTCCAAGTACTCCAATAGAATTATTTGAAATAGATATGAAAGACGTATATCCTCAAACGGCTTTTATAACTACAGAAAATCAACCCATATCAAATGGGGTATTGAGAATTTTTAATGATGTTAATTTATTTAATTTAGCTACAAATACAAGAGGTAAACTTTATTGGCAAGGAAATTATTATTATCCATTTCCAATATCTGTTGATGGATTTGAATTAAATTCAGTAGGTACAATGGCTAATCCTAAAATGGTGCTAGCTAATACAAGTCCAGATGGTAGCGATAATTCTTTTTATAAATACGCTAGATTACAAATTCAATCTTTGGGAGATCTTGCTGGATGTAAATTTACAAGGATAAGAACTTTTTTAAAATATTTAGATCCATCAAATTTTTCTAATAATTTTAATCCTTATGCTAAAGATAATAATTTTTTTGAATTAGAATTACCAAAAGATATTTATTATATAGAAAGAAAAGAATATGAAAGTAAAACTACAATTGAATATAGTCTTTCTTCTCTTTTAGATATAGAAAATGTTGCATTACCAGGAAGAAAAATTTTAGCACAAAAATGTCCATTTCAATACAGAGGAGAAGGATGTTTGTATGAATATCACAAAAGAATGACTTATGCTCATAGCGGGGTATATGCGGGATGCTCAAATGTTCCAGCAAATTATATAACATTGCCACTAGAAGCTCCTCCAACAGCAACAGATAATGACGAGTTGTATTTAGGAAAAATATTCACTGGAGATAATGTCAATGGTATATCAGATGCGTATATTTTTACTGGCATCAATCATATTCGTATCGCAACAGGAGCAGGGGATAGTACTTGGTCATTTAGTAATTTTAATTTGACAAGCGGATCTTCTATTTCTTCTCAAAAAAGTTTAAGTGATAATAATTTTTCAGTCACAGGAGCAAATACGAACGCTAATGGATTGGCATCTATTACTTTTCAATTAAATAATCCAGCAGAAATTACAAAATTAAGTTTAAATTCCGCCACAACAATAACAAATAATTTTAATTTTTATTTTTCAAAAGACAATGGTTCAACTTGGGAAGCGGTAAAAACTCCTTTAGGCGTAGCACAAGATTGGACTTTAAATGGCAAAGCAGCTGGTTCATACGTAACAGGTTGGCCTACAGTAGGTATGCATAAATATTGGAAACTTAGTACTACTAATACAGCAGCTGGAACAAATTTAACAGAAGTTCGGTTAAGTGGACAATATAGAATAGCTGATAGTGGTTTATGGGGATTAGGGAATACTTATCGAAGAGGAGAATTTACTTTCTTAGAAAAAATGGGAATTAAATATTATTACGTTTCTCTGACGGGTCATCTTTCTAATGCATTTAATGCTCCACCTAATAGAATTTTTTGGTCAACAGATAGTTGTTCTAAAGAAATATCTGCTTGCAGAAATAGGTGGCAATTGAATCCATATTTTAAACCAGTAATTTGGCCATTATCTCGTGGAGGCTGGAGTAGAGCTAAAATGTATAATCATTTTTTCTATTATAATTTTAGTCCATCAACACTTGATTCAGCCACTGGTGATGCTGGTTCTTGGCCAAGAAGACCAATGGTTTGGGATCCATTTGGAAAATATGCTTGGGGATTACCAAAAGATTATACTGGAGATTATTTAAATGGATTTTTGCCATTTGGTGGATTTCCTGGAGTAGATAAAAGATCATGAAACTTTTACAAACAACTAAAAATTTTATTAGAAATCATGCAGATAAAATTTATCCAAAAGAATGTTGTGGTTTTGTCGTGAGAGATAAATTAGGTAATTTAGATCACATAGAAGCAAAAAATATATCTGATAACAATATAGAATTTTGCATAGATCCATATTATTTTTTAGTTATACAAAATAATTATAATATAGATTACATATATCATAGTCATGCAGATAAAAATTATATAGATTTTTCAGAACCAGATATGATCTGTGCAAAAAATTTAATGAAAAATTTAATTTTATATATAGTTGAATTAAATATATTTAAAATATATAATTATGAAACAGGAGAAGTGACTCATGGTTAAAGTTATTCTTCATGGTAAATTAGGAAACGATCTAGGACCAGAATGGGATTTAGAAGTTTCGAGCGTTTCTGAAGCTTTAAGAGCTATAGAAGCTAATACTAAAAAATTCAGAAAATGGATTATAGATAATCATAAAGACTATAAGTATGCAACATTAATAAATAAAAAACCTGTTCAATTTAATAAAAACGAAGAGTATTATACTTTGAAATCAGATCTTGTTATCAATTTTGGTGAAAAATTGCAAACTATAGATATTCTTCCAGTTGCCAAAGGTGCAGCTTATACTTTTTACGGAGGAGGAGGAAAGAGTAATAATGTGAGCTCTTCATATTTTACATATACTCCACCTCCTCCCCCATTTTTTTTCAGTCCACCTCCGCCTCCCCCATTTTTTTTCAGTCCACCTCCACCACCATTTTATTATAGCCCTCCACCACCTAAATCACCACCACCTGCACCACCACCACCACCTCAATCACCACCACCTGCACCACCACCACCTCCACCAGGAGGGGGAGGAGGCGGTGGAGGAGGCGGGGGAGGAGGCGGGGGAGGAGGCGGGGGAGGAGGAGGCGGAGGAGGAGGCGGAGGAGGAACTCCACCACCCCCACCACCAGGAGGAGGAGAATCTCCACCACCCCCACCACCAGGAGGCGGAGGAGTTGAAGATTTTTTTGCTGATTCTGGAGACTTTTTATTAAGTTTCTTTGGCCCTTTGTTGCCTCAATTATTATTAGCAGTTTTAGCTTTATTATCAAGCGGAGTTACTGCTCTATTATCTAAACCACCACCAAGTATTCCATACAATCCTCAACAACCATCTCCATATGATCCAGGTCAAGTTCCAGAAATACCAGGAGGTCAAGGGACGGGAGGAGTAAATGGTGGACCAATTTCTTATTTATTTAATGGTCCAACAAATATCATGGGCGAAGGTGGACCTGTACCAGTAGGATATGGTAAATTAATTATTGGATCAAATATAGTTCAAGTTTCTTATGAAGTATTGTATAAAGCCACAATGAGAGCTAATAAAGATGCAACTACTTTACAAGATAACGCAGTAGGTGGAGTACAATTTTTATTTAATGAAGATTGTATGTTAGTGGATCAAAACCCAACAAACGCAGGATTATAATTTATGCCAGACGTCAATTCAGTAATGGAGGGTTTAGAAGGATTAGAGTATCCATCTAATTTCGGAAATAATATGGGAGGATTAGATTTTCCAGATAGTTTAGCTGCAGATTATATGGGAGGACTTAATTGTTTAATTTTTAGTGGAAAAGATTCTTTTGGAGGTTTTGTAGATTCATCCGCTTTTCCTAGCGAAGTAAGTGGTAATTATGGTCCTGCATGTCCTATTTATGGAATGACTGGATACATATACATGCCAGGATCAGTTGCTCAACAAGCTACTGATCCTTATTCGTCTGGAACAGACTACGCACTTGGTTGGGGCAGAATGGATTGGAGAGATTATATTCAAAAAGTTAATTATAATGTTGGTGCTCCAAATTTAAGATCTTACTTTCAACTTCCAAGGCAAGATGTAAATCCGCTTTATGCTCCATATATTATTACAGGAACAGGATATAGAAAATTTGATCAAAGTATAGCTTCATTGCTTAAAATAAATATTTTAGATTTAATTTCAGAAGGACCAATAGAAGGATTTGTTACTGGTGATTACATTTATAATCTATCAGGCAAAAAAGCGGGAGATATTGGATATACATCTGCTAAATTTTCTCCTTATACAACTAATACTGGTACAGCAGCAGGGAAAGGAGCGTTAAGCTTTTTTAAAGCTACTCCAGAAACAAGATCAATATTTTGGAATAATACACCTATTGCGACCATGAGAGGTTTCATGAACTTCCAATACGCAAATTATAAATATACAAATGGGGAACCGAATAATCATACAATTTCAAATCCTTATATAAATTTATATCAAGATAGATTTCATTGGGATGGAAATAAAGTAGATATAAATAAATATCCAATTCAAAGCGCATCAACTAAATTAATAAATGAAAGTTTATATGGAGGAAATTATTATCAAAGTGAAAACTCTGGATATGCAACTCCAAGAAGATATTACATATACGATACAGACATACAAGCAGTTAAAATATTTTTTAAATTAAACGCTTTGTATTATCAAAATCTTACTGGAAACAGGGTCGGAGAAATGGATAGAAATCAAGTAAAACTACAATTAAGATTATATAGATTATTTTCTGACAGAACAGAATCATTGGCTACAATTGATACGGCTACTGCAGATAATCCATATCTTTATACCGCAGATAATATACAATTTTATGGAAAAATAACAGCTCCAATGGTGGCGCATTATACATTTTGGTTTAGACAGTATAAAGATAATGGTTTTCCAATTAGAGTTTTGCCTAATCAAATCGGCTGGGTTTTAGATATCACTAAAATGACTGCGGAAAATATATCGTCATATACAGCAAATAGTATAGAAGTTACTAGTTTATCTTATATTTATGGAGATAGATTTACCTTTCCAAACGCAGCATTAGTTCATAGTACTTTTGATGCTAGATATTTTAACAGTATACCAGAAAGATCATATTATGTAAAATTATTAAAAGTTAAAGTGCCAGAAAATTATGATCCTATTTTAAAAACATATAATGGATCTTGGAATGGTAAATTTAAATTAGCATGGACAGATAATCCAGCCTGGTGTTATTATGACATGATAACAAATAATAGATTTGGTTTAGGAAAATATGTAGATCCATCATTAGTTGATAAATGGACTCTTTACGAAGCTTCGCAATATTGTGATCAATTAGTTCCAGATGGAAGAGGAGGTCTCGAACCAAGATTTACTTGTAATTTATATATCAATACTAGAACAGAAGCGTATAGAATAATAAATGATATGGCTTCTATATTTAATGCTTTGCCTTATTATATGGCTGGACAAATATTTATAAGTCAAGATAGACCAAAAGAACCAATATATTTATTTAATAATAGTAATGTCATAAATGGTAATTTTACTTATTCAGATAGTGCTAAACGAACAAGACGATCTGTAGCAATGGTACGATATAATGATGAAGATAATAATTTTAAACCTGCGTATGAATATGTAGAAGATAAAACTAGCATGATGAGATATGGAATTCGAGAAGTTGAAATTGCATCTTTTGGTGGAACTAGAGGTAGTCAAGCTAGAAGATTAGGTAAGTGGTTTCTTGCTAGTGAAAACTTAGAAACAGAAACTGTAAATTTTGAAACTAGTTTAGAGGGATCTTTATTAAGGCCAGGAGATGTAATTAAAATATATGATCAAAATAGAAGAAATAAAATATACGCTGGAAGAACAATAGAATTAAATTCAGGCAGTGCAACATTAGATATTGAACACAATGAGTATAATAAATATATATTAACTGGAGTAAATCAAAGTTTTATGTTTAGTACTTTGACTCCTACCTACAATTTAAATTTAGGAACAAAATTAGGGGATGAACTAGTTACTGGTTATGATTTAAAATCTGATGGTTCAATAAGTGGTCTTAACACAAAATTATTCAGAAAAAATCAAATACAAAATTTAAAAATTAATAATACTAAAAACTATATAACTAGTGGAACTGGATATTTTGGAGATAAAATAAGAATAGTCTTTGATAAAAATACAATAAATACAACCTCACAATTTACCCCTGTGATAACTCAAGGAAATGTAGCTTATAGTGGAAATAATGGCAATGGTTTTGTGAAAACATTAGATACTGCATCATGGGACGATACTCAAGTTTATTCTCAAGAAGGATATTATGATAAAGTATTTACAAAAGTTGTTCCAGTTAATAACTATGGCGGTTATTATATGTTTGGATTAAACTCCGATCCAGCTACGAGCACATCTTACGCTGATTTAGATTATGCTTGGTATTTTATAGCTGATGGTACATTACAAATTAGATTGAATGGATCAGTATTGTCAGGAATAACATGGACAAATTACAATAAAAATGAAACCTATACAATTGATTACGATGGGCAATATGTTAACTTTTTAAGTGGAAATGATAATATATATAAAGAAGCTAGGTCAGTGGGAAATAGACTTTATTTTGATAGTTCTTTGTATAATAAAAATGCTGGATTTACAGATGTAAAATTTGGCACATACGCATTAGATGATAAAGACTATAATTTGCCTAATAATGCAATTTGGTCGATTGACGTAAGTACTACTGGTGATTATGGTGGTTATACAAGTGGAATTAAAAATAGATATCCAACACAATTTGTTCCTGGTAATTTATTATATGATGGATGGTATTTAGAGTCATATTTAGATAAGCTTCAATCATATAGAATAATTAATATACAAGAAAAAGAAAAAAATACTTATAATATATCTTGCCTAGAATATAATCCATTAAAGTATGTAGATATTGATACAGGAGTAGCATTAATAACTGTTCCAGAGAAAAATCCTATACCAGAAACACCAGATTTAGGATTACAAATTTTATATAGAGATCAATTGGGAAATAAAACAGGATCTAACTCGCTATATTATAATTCATATCAAACAAAAGGGTTGAACAGTGTCGCATATCTTATTACTGGGAAAAGTGGACCAAGAGGCTCAGGAATAGTGTCTAATTATAAAGTTTACGTTTCAAGTGGACTTCAATCATTCTCTTCTTCTTCTTTACCGCCAGCCAAAGATTTATTTTCTATTTATAATAATTTACCAACTAATACTTATACCGCAACAACAATTCCACCATATTTTACTCCTACGATAAGTGGAGATTATACTGTTACTTTAATTGCAGAAAATAATTCGAATGAATTTTCTGATACTGCTACAAAACAAATACAATTATCTCAACAAACTATACCAGCAGTTGTTGTTGCAAGTGGAGTAAATATATTATGATAAATATAGATTCATTTCAAACTAATAAAAAAGATATTACCATTTTATGGGAATCACAAAGAGATTTATCAGCTGATATTTTATCTGAACGCTTACATAAAGGTTTTCCCTCTTTTAATGTAGAAATTTCTAATGAAAATAATGAATTAATTTATATATACGAACATATACCTAGCTCCAACGAAATTGGTTCTATATCTTTGGCCAGTTTAGAAGCAAGACAAAAAATTATAAATAGAAATCCAGCTATTATTTGTGCTAATCCTAGAAAAAAAATAGAAATGTTTTCTAATCAAAATATAGTTAAAAATAATTTTACATTTCCTATAGAAGAAAATTTTAGATTATTTAAAGAAAAAAATGGATATGATGGATTTTATGAAAAATTATTCATTAAGATAACTCATAATGATTCTTTTCAAATAAGCTATACTTGTTTTGTGGAATATGATAAAACTATTAATAAAGATCTACTTAATCAATCTATAAGCAAAGTATATAGAAGTTCTGATA